GTTACAACATTAAACTTCCTCTTGAATTAGAAAACCACTCAAGAGAAGTTGAGGAAATTTCGTGGGATCAAGTGGACTTTTCTCAATCCATTTCTTTGCTAAACATTGAAATGAAAAAGATTTTATCTGAAAATTATTTTCGCGCTTATGAAATGCTTTTCTTTGAAAAGGCGTCTGACGAAGAAGTGGCAAAATTTTTAGGCTACCGCAGCAGCGAGAAGAATCGCAAAATTGGCTATAAACAAATTAAAAATCTTAAAAAACTTTTTAGGGACAAAGCGATTGAGATTCTAAAAAATAAAGATATTCTATGAATCCTTTAACGGAAGAACAAAAAGATTTTATCCGTCAAAACTATTTAACAATTACTGATTTAAATGAGTTGACGAAGCGTTGTTTTAATGACCAGTCTCTTGATGGTCGTAAAAAAGAAGGTCGTTTAGTTAGACAATTTTTAATTGATAATAATTACTCTTTCACAACAACTAAAAAAGAAAAAAATGAAAGCATTGAGTTGACTGATTCTCAAAAAGAGTTTGCTCTTTTGCAAACTCAAGCTGGAACATCAACGTTTCGCATTGCTGAATTAATTTTCCAAGACCGAGAAGTTAAAAAGCTTGGCATGGAACAGAGAGCGATTCTTGACTACATTAGACTAGTGAATCCTGATCTTGTTGGCAATTCTGAGTCCGCATTGCTCACAGAATACATTCCGCCAAAAGCTTCTAGTCGCGTCTTAAAAAAGATAAATGATGCTACAGGTCTAACTTTAGACGAAAATAAAATTTCTCGCCAATATAAGATTTGTGTTGATAAGCTCACCATTAATCTTTCTAATTCTCGTTTCGTGACAATCATGAATAATTACTTGTCACAAAAAGATCGCGTGCTCTTTGAAGAAGAATTTATTCGTTTAACTTGGGACAAGCCAGACCTATCCTCTGATGAATTAAATCTTTACATGAACGTGTGCAAAGAAATCATTAACTTGGAAGTTGTTGGCAAGCACTTGAACAAGCTGAATGATCAATTTGATGAAATTGATGATCAGCAAGACATGACTGTTAGACTTGCTGAAATTATTAAGGCAAAGTCTAGTGAGTATCATCAATGCGAAGGCCGCATTGAAAATCTCACCAAAAAACTGCAAGGTGATCGCGCCGAAAGAATGAAAAATAAATACAAAGAAAATGCATCAATTATTTCTTTGGTTCAGTTATTTCAAGATGAAGAAGAGCGCAAAAACATGGTGAAAATCGCGGAGATGCAAAAGAAGGTGGTTAGCGAAGAAGCTAATAGACTAGAAAGCATGGGCGAATGGAAAGCGAGAGTTCTTGGTGTTTCAAAAGAAGATGTTATTTAATTGTTTAGAATGTCAACAAAGGTTCGATTCAGAACGCAGTCTTCATGCTCACATTAAAAAGCATGACATGTTCTTGCATGATTATTATGTAAAGCATTTTGAACGCAGAGACTTGCTTACTGGCGATTTATTGCCTTTTAAAAACAAAGAGCAATATTTTCAAACTTATTTTCTCAGCAATGAGAATCAGGATAAATTTTTCAACCAACAGCACTCTAAAGATTTGGGAGTTTGCATGATTCTTTTAGACATGCTTTGTTCTAAAACTAAAGATGGATTTGCGCCATGCGAAGTTATCTTAAATAGTTATGGTTTGCCAAGCATTTCGATTTTTAAAAAGTTTTTTGGCAGTTACTCTGCGGCAACTGAGAGTTGCGGCTCCAAGCTTATGTTTGGCGATAAGTTTTCAAAAGAATGTCTCACTCATTCAAACCCAAAAATTTTTATTGACACGCGAGAGCAGCAGCCTTTGTCCTTTCAGAATAGTGAATTTCTAAAGCTGGATTTGGGAGATTACTGTGTTGAGCCAAAGTATTTTAATTATACGTTTGTTGATCGCAAGTCTGAATCAGACTTTAAATCCACAGTGAGCGAAGATAACTTGGAACGATTTAAGCGCGAACTCTCGCGTGCGCGTGAGCAAGAGTCTTTCATTTTTGTGGTTGTAGAAAGCGACTTTGAACAGATACAGAAAAACAATGGCAAAAACTCTCACAAGAGCAATCTTGCTTACATCTACCACAACATGAGAGCTTTGCAAATAGAATTTAAAGACTGCTGCCAGTTTGTATTCTCCAGTAATCGCAAGAACAGTGAAAAACTTATTCCTCTTCTTTTGGTTCATGGCAAAAAGCTTTGGAACGTAGATTTACAATTTTATATCAACGGAGGATTATTAAATGGCTTGGACTGAAGGAAATCAAAAAAGAAGAAAACACTTTCTAAATATTAATCAAGAAATTCTTGATGCAAAAGGCTTTTTAGAAGAAAGAGAAGCTAAGGTTATGTTGTACAAGTTTCTCAAGGAGAATCCGTCTTTTACTTGCGAATTATTGACTGGCATTAAACTGTTTCCATTTCAGCACATGGCAATCAAGTCCATGATGCTTACAGATTACTTTTTGGGGGTTTGGTGTTTAGAAAAAAACGAATACGTTTTAACTTCCGAGGGATTTAAAAAAATCAAAGACATTAATATCGGAGACGAAGTACGATCTAGAAAAGGGTTAAATAAAGTTTTAGATAAATGGGAAAATCCAAACCAGCTTGGACTTGAAATTATTTTAAAATCTGGAGACTCCTTTAAAGCTAAAAAGGGGCATAAGGTTTTGACATATAACGCTGGACAATTTGACTTTAAAAAGATTGAAGATTTAAAAATTGGCGATCAAGTACCCGTTAAATTAGGAACAAATATTTGGGGAGACAATGATATTTTAAAAAACAGCGGTTATAAAAATAATGCGCATTTATTTTATTTATTAGGTTATGTCTTAGGAGATGGATACGTTTCCAAAGATGGTTACGGAATGCATTATTGCAGCGAACATATTGAGGTTCATGAAACTATTTTAAAATTTATACAAGACAATAATTTAAAAAGCTACGCTCGCCAAAGAAGCTCTAATCTTAATTTTTATGAATATGCAATTTTTAATCGCGAGTTTATAAAATGGATCGAATCTATTGGTTGGGATATTTCCTTAAAATCTGCTAATAAAATTATTTGCGACCAGCTATTAACCGCTTCTAAAAAGGAAATCTGCGCTTTGATCGGCGGATTATTTGATGCGGATGGTTACGCTTCTTATCAAGAAGGAGGTAGTAAAATTGGATTAAAAAATACTTCTTTACAACTACTTCGGCAAGTTAAAATGCTGTTAAACAATCTCGGCGTCGAATCTTGTGTAAGATTATCTGGAGAAAACAAAGGAGTTAAATATTACGATCTAGTTCTATCGAATGATTTTAATAGTTTAAAAACTTTTCAAACAGAAATTGACTTTATTGTTAGTCATAAAAAAAATAATTTAGCCAAAAGCTTAGAGCGCTCTAAAACTAGAAATTATCAAAATAAATTAGTTCCTGAGCTGCCTAGCTTATTAAAAACAGACGGCCCCTTTGAAAAAGTAGTTGGCAAGAAAGGTTCTTGGGCAAATTCATTTTCTCAAAATGAGTTTGATAAATTAAAAAATCTATCTCATAAAAACCAAGCCATTATCAATAGCATTAAAGAAGAAGGCGTAGTTTTTAGTCCTGTTAAATTTATTAATGAATGCGAAGTCGAATCTATTGATATAACTGTAGATAATGAAGAATGTTATATTGGAAATGGCATTGTTCATCATAACTCACGCGGGCAATCAAAGTCGTTTACAACAGGCTTATTCGCTGCTTTAGATGCTGTTCTGCATCAAGGAGTGCATATTGGCATCATATCCAAAAGCTTTCGTCAGAGTCGAATGATCTTCAGCAAGATTGAAGACATTATGAAAACTCCAAAAGCATCCATGTTCGCAGAGGCAGTCACAAGAGTTTCTAAAAATAATGATCAGTGGGTTATGGAAATTGGTCGCAGCAAAATCACTGCGCTGCCTCTTGGTGATGGAGAAAAACTGCGCGGCTTCCGCTTTCAAAGAATGATTATTGATGAGTTCTTGCTCATGCCAGAACGAATCTTTAATGAAGTTATTTTACCTTTCTTGTCTGTTGTGGAAAACCCCACAGAACGTCAGGAAATTTATAATCTAGAAACCCAATTGATTGAAGCGGGTAAAATGCAAGAAGAAGATCGCACCCAATGGCCAAATAATAAAATCATTGGTCTTTCTTCTGCTTCTTATAAATTCGAATATTTATATAAATTATATCAGCAATACGAGCATCTCATTCTCAATCCTGAGAAAAGTGATGTGGCGCATCGTGTTATCATGCACTTGAGTTATGACTGTGCGCCAACTCAGTTATACGATCAGTCTTTGATTCAACAAGCAAAATCAACCTTGAGTCAGTCTCAGTTTGATCGCGAGTTTGGCTCAATATTTACTGATGATTCCAGCGGTTATTTTAAAGTTAGTAAAATGGCGGCTTGCACCATTGAAGATGGTCAGGGTCAATGTGTGGAAGTTGCTGGCGAACCAAATGATGAATATATTTTATCTTTTGACCCATCTTGGTCCGAAAGCGAAAGCTCTGACGACTTTGGCATGCATGTTATTAAAATCAATAAAGAAAAGCGAACAGGCACAGTTGTTCATAGCTATGCTATTTCTGGCACTCGCCTAAAAGATCATATTTTTTATTTTTATTATCTCTTAACAAGCTTCAATATTGTTTGTGTTGTTGGTGACTATAATGGTGGCGTGCAATTCCTAAACGCTTGCAACGAAAGCGACCTGTTCAAAAGTAATGATTTAAAAATAGACTGTTTTGATGCAGACTTTGACGACGTTCAAAACTACGACGCATCTTTGCGCGAAGCTCGCAATCAATACAACTTATCGTCTAAAAAAATATGCCACCTTCGCCGTCCAACTTCTCAGTGGATTCGGTTTGCAAACGAATCATTACAGTCTTCTTTTGATCATAAGAAAATTTGGTTTGCTTGTAGCGCAGTTAATGATGACTATCAACGCCAAAGAGGCAAGAGCATTCCTATTGATCAAATCAGGTTCTTGAGAGTAGCAGATGCGGATGAAAAGAATACAGCCGCAAAAATGATTGATTTTATCGAGCACCAGAAAGATATGATTGATTTGACCAAGGCTGAGTGCGCCCTT